ATAATGGAGCCGGTGGGAGTTATAAAAACCTTATTAGACCGGCTTGTAAAAGGATTGTTGTATCCTTTAGTGTATCCCTGTTAGCTATTTACTAATTTTATTTTTAAGTTATTATACCATGAGAGACTTTTTCAGACAAATAAAAACCGTGATTAACTCACGGCCTTATGTCTCGTCCGATTCCATTTCATACATCTTCACAGAATGCAGCACGAGATCACGATACTTCCAAGTCGATACCAGGTACTCAATAACCTCTTGGTCCTCTATCTTGCATTCCATAAGTAATAACAGCTTGACCGTGTACTCATTCTTCAAAATCGGAACAGTGTAAGTCACGTCTACCCAATGCTCAAAACCTAATTCTGTCTGCTCTATACTTGCAATTTTAATCTTCAAAATGTTCATTTTTTCTTCCTTCTACTTATCTATTCGTATAAAAAAGAAAAAACAGTGAAAAAATCACTGTTTTTCTTTATATCCATATTCAATTTCAGCTTTGCGTCTGATATCTGCTGCTTCTTTCAAGTCTACACTACTACCCAAGTATTTTGTTTTTTTGTCAACATTGATATAAGCAACATATCTCTTTTTACGTTTGTTGTAGTAGACACCACGAACTCCAGTCGTACTTTTTGCGGTTGGTCTATTTGTTTTTAATGATTCAGGGTCTCGAATTTCAGCCATTCGCTCTTTTGTACTGCAATTGTGCTTGCATCCGCAACTAGAATATCGCTCAATCTGATTGCTTTGTAATTCGATGTGATTCCCGCAATGCTTGCAAATGCAATTCCAGTAAACACGTTGATTTTTCGAGTACGCTCTATCAATAATTTTGAAATTATCTGTTTCAGTATTCGTCAAATCCTTGAAACGTTCATGCTTCTTCTCTTTGTTCAAGCAACCACAAGAGGTTGTTGAGCCATTTTTTAAATGGTCAGCACGAACGAAAGTAACTCGTCCGCATTCACAAAGGCAATGCCAAAGAATTCTTCCTCGTCCAGTTCTTTTACCAACGTCGCCAAGAACAGTCAGACGGCCGTATTTATTCCCTGTCAAATCAAGCTTCATTTTTTGTCAATCCATCTTTGAATTTTTTCAGCAGTATCAATTGTAAAATTTTTAAACTCACGTTCTCCTTTTCGCAGCCTGGTAACTGCTGAACGCGAAATCCCTAACTCTTTTTCAAAGAGGTTGGCAGGGATGGTCTCATCCATCAAGACCATCTCTACCTTTTTCGTATCAATTTTCATCTAGTTACCTCTTAGTCGTTGATGTATGCTACTAAAGCATAGTCTTCAAGCCATTGAGCGACTGAACCACTTGCTGCCAAAGCGTGAAATACTCTTCCTGTATCTTCACCTTTGTTTAATTCAAAGAATTTGATACGATCTTGATTGTTTGCATTAGCAAGTTCAGCAAGTACATTCGCTGCTTCTTTATCGATTGGATATTCCTTGATGATATCGAATGCGAATTGTTGAAGTTCTTGAAGTTGTTCTTTGTATGTGTTCATTTTGTTTTACCGTGAGAGCTCTTCGCTCTCCCTTTCTTTATCTTGATTATATTATAGCACATTCGTTGACTTATGTCAACATTAAACACAAAAAAATTAAAGATTTTTTATTTTAGAAAGTACTTTCAGAGCAAACAAAAAACCGCAAGCATAAGCCTGCGGTTACAATTAGAACAATATTTTAGAAAATTTCCTTTCTATTTTATTTTTCTTCTTTTGGTTTATCGACGACAGTGATAAGCCCGTCTGGTTCAGTTTTGAATGCTGGATCTGTGTGAAGTTCACCGTTAGCTTTCAAATAATACCAGCCGTCGCCTGATTTTACGAATTGTTTAGATAGCATATAGCCGTCTTTTTCTTCCATGAAATACCAGGTTTCACGATATTTAACCCAACCAGTGGCCATACGACCGTCTGACTTGAAGAAATACCAGCGATTATTAAGGAACATCCACCCTGTAACCATTGCCCCACGCTTATCAAGATAGAACCAATCTTTTCCATCATTGAACCATCGATTTATTAGGCAATAACCACGATCATCAAAGTAGAACCATTCGTTGTTGATTTGCTTCCATGAGTTTGTAGGATAAGAACCATCTGACTCCTCCCACCACCATCCTGTGCCATTACGTTTCCAGCCAGCTTCAGATAGACCGCCTTCGATGTCTTTCTTGAACTGCTCACGGCTGATGCCCCATTTAGCCAAATAAGGATAAGGGTCAACATGGTCAGAGTAGTTTCGAGGTTGATTATATGTGCAGTATTGATGTGTCTTGATACCTGCTAGACTGTCAGAGTCCAGTGTTTTAGGGATACCTGCTTCATCAGCAAGGTTCCGCAAAAGCTCAACATAGAGCTTATAATCACGCATGAACTCTTCCTTGGTTTCATGACTTTCAATAAGCTCAACTTGGCCGTATCCTTCAACGTTCCAGCCACCTCCTACATCGTAGGCCCCCATGTCTGTATACCAGGTCTGCATCACACGGCCGTTACCGACGACATGTGAGAAGAATCCTGAATCAACAGGACGGCGCATGTGGTAGTCTGCTTCATTTTGGGCTGTTGAGTTGGGGTTACCCGTTGAATGAGCGTGAATCTGACGATAGGGTTGCTCTCCAACTTGCGGTAAGTCAGTTCTTAGTCTACTTGTATCAATATCCATGATTAGTCCTCGCTTGGTTCGTAGTATTCAAGAGCACGTTTGCTATCAGAGATCCCTGAGGTTGTTGGGTCATTGATAACACCAATCAAGACAAGAATGTAAACGAATGTGTTCACACCGTCCTGGATATTTTTGGGGATTTCAAGGCCGAATTGTTGGGCCATAAGAAAGATTGCTCCAAGAAGAGCAATGAGTGTTGTTTTGTTTTGCAATCGCAATTTCCAGTTAATCATTTTATTTCTCCTTTTTATTGTTGTTTGTTTTGAATCAAGCTTTTAAGTTCTCTTACATCCTCACCAAGCGATTTTACCTGCTCGGCCAGGACCAAGATAGCCTTATTCTGTTCGTCGTGGTTATCGAGCCTTTTATTGGCCGATGTCTTGAATTCATGCAAATTCTCGATGTCTTTCTCCAAAATCGTGAGACGATTCTCCTGCTTCGTTGCTTTATCTTTCATCGAAAAATAAAGACCGATAACAGGAATTAGAGAGAGAAAGATTTGCAAGATTAGTCGTTCATATCCTGGCATAAGCACCCCTATTCTTTCCCTTCAAATTTCCAAGCGACACCCGTTCCGTTTTGCTCCAGGGTACCGTTCGTCACAAATGCGCTGACAGGTTCGTCGTTATATGTGAATTCTTTGTTGAGCTGCACCAAGATACGCTTGCCTTCGCCATTGACCTCTACGTGTTCAGGATCTTCAATGGTAATTAGGTCATGTGGTAAGTAGGTCTTTCCGACCTCAGCAAGTGGAACGAGTTCAACTAACTCTTTGTAAATCGTCCCATAAGCAATATTCTTGCTCATGACCGAGTTCAAGACCATGATATGAAGCAATTTACCATTCAAACGAGCGTTCTCTTGAGTCTGCTTAACGAGTTCAGAGAGTGCATTTTGCTTAGTTGCATTCTCAGCGATTTTATGCTCAGCCTCTTCAAGTTTAGCTTGTGCCTTCACGATGGCTGAGCCTGGATCTAATTCCGCCTTGATGATATCCAACACCGCTTGAATCAAGACATCTTCTTGCTCATTCGTGCGGTCTCCTGCGAGTTCGCGCATGTTCGTGCTGTAACGATTTCCTTCTGATAGACGGATTTCAACTACTGTCTTGAGATTGTCGCCAAGACCTCGTGTGTAAGGCTTGCCTGCCAATTCATAGTTATTGATTGCCATTTGTCATTTTTCCTTTCACTTCTTCAAATTTCGCTTTGAGCTCTTCATCTGAGTCTAAAATAGATTTCAAAAATCCTAGCTCTTGAATTGCTTCATCATATAAGACTTTAGCTTTCGTTTTCTCAAAGTTGAATTGTGCGATTTGAAACGATAATTCGCTTATAATTTTTTCTTCTGTTGAGTTCATTTTTTCATCCTTTTCTTAAATTTTGTAATTACCTACGTTTGACCATCCTGCATTTTGAGCGATTCTTACAACGAAATCGGCTAAATTGTTGAAATAAGCGACTAAATCCTTATTTTTGAGATACAAGTTATCCGTTGTTACAGTACTAGTTTTCAGCCTCGAACCAGTTCCTCCAGTAATTTCCATTTTTCCGCTTGAATAAATCCTAGAATTACTAGAGTTGATGAGTACATCATCAGCAGTTAGAACTGCTTTATTTTCGAACTGACGTCCTAAAAAATCTCCGAGTCGTAATTCCGCCCCTGTTTCGTTCTTTCTTTTGCTTGCTGAAAGATAAATACCTCCATTCGTTGTAATCCACGCTTGCCCGTTTCCGTTTTTCTTTGACCCAATCAAAAGACTACTACTCATTCCATCTCTCGCTGACCACAAATCACGATTGCTAGTGTTATTTCTAAGTTGACTCGTGGATCCACTGTCTAAACCTGTTCCAATCAAAATTCCAGAACCACTACCGTTAACTGCTCGACTACCAGTTCCAATAAAAGAATGCATTCCTTCTTTTTGGTCGAAAAATGTAAACAATGTATTGTTGTTCAAGTAAAATTCTTTTTTATTCGTGTCGATTCGCATTGAATCATCAAGCGAGGTAATACTTGCGCCCATCAGAACCCCAGCTCTGATTTGGCTTGCATCAATACTTACGCTCTGCACACGATTGATGAATGCTTGCTTTGAAAATAACTGATTCAAGTACGCTTCATTAGCTAACAGTTTGTTAAAGAGTGCTTGGTCAACCCTCAATTTATCGGCTGTTACGGATTCTGCATCTA